GTGAATATTAAATGCTTTAATTGTGGTATTGTGTATAATGGAAACTTTTGCCCTAATTGTGGGGCTCCTACAAGACAATCGTATCCGCCGATTCCGGAGACTCAAAAACAGGATAAGCCAGTGTTGGCAATCATAGCGTTATCGTTACTTGGGTCACTATGTTTATTTATTCTTGGTATATTCATGTTGAATTTAGTTTTCGATAATCGTCTAGCAAGAGAAACAAATAACAAACCATCTATCCAAAAAGCAGAAGATAATAAGTCTGATTTTCAAAAAATAACCAGAACCACCCCAGAACAAGAAACTGAGATCTTAAAGATTTTAAAAGCATGCGGTATAGATGAAATAGAGTCGATCTCGGCAGACAAAACTTTCTTAACGAAGCAGGTGAAAAAACATATTCCATTGAATATGCCGTCCAAAGTTTTTTATATTTGTATCTTAATCCTGATAATACTGTAAGTGTAATCCGTTATGGTGAAAATGAATTATACGCAAATGGATCAGTTGTTTCATCTCTTAGCGATTATACATTTACGTGGAATGAACAATCAGATTTGCAAATTTTATGTCAAAAAGCAATAAAATCTATATTGAAATCTCCATCCAATGCTAAGTTTCCCAATATAACAAAATGGGCCTTTGGAAAAGAGGATGGAAAAATAATTGTTCAGAGTTATGTCGATTCTCAAAATTCGTTTGGCGCTGAACTAAGAAGTGAATTCCAATTCATACTATCAGCCGATGACCATACTATAACATCTCTTATATTTGACGGCGAAGAAATGATTAGTGAATAATAAAAAACAGCCCCCGATCGTAATTGACCGAGGGCTTATCTTAAGCCTATCTACTCATTAATGCCTTGAATGCTTCCGCACCGATCTGTCCAAGAGTTGTTTTATAACCCATGCATCTACGGAAACGATTAATAGCTTCGTCCGTCTGATCCCCCCAGCTCCTATCGATATCAATATCGACATTACAAGGTATCTTTTTCAGCATTGTTTGGATGGCTTCTGTGATAAACGATGTTGTATTGTTACGGTTAAAAACGTTTGTAAAATTGCCCTTGACTTGGAAATGAGGACTATCCGGTGAGCTTGACCAATTTGCCCCAGCTTCAAAGCCGTATTTCTGCATTGTCTTGATTATAATCTGTGTCTGAGGATCCTTTGTATTCCATATAGCAACCATCTCGCCGGTTACAATACGTTGAGGCACCACATCTATAGCTTTACGTGACTTATGTACACTATTGAGTGTCCAAGTAACCTTACCAGCCTTAGGGCTACAATAAGCCTCTGCAAAAGCCTTGCTAATACCTTTCGCTGTACATTCCGTAATCGTACGTCCCTGACAGTATAAAAAATTCTGTCTCTCTTGTGGCCGGTAGGTTTCTACAACTAAAGGATTCACTCCTTGGTACCGGATATCTTCAAGAGCTAATTCCAGCATTGTTCTAACGAGCTTATTCAACTCTTGCAGATCACTGCATCTTTCAGGTAATTTATTCATCTGTATCACTTTTATCCTTTCCTGATGCAATATTCCGTATAGCCTCAAACGCTCCTGTACTTGCTAATCCGCTCGCTAAGCCACCCAAAAGTATTTCTGGGGTAAATTGCCACTTACTAAGCCAAATGTTCAAAATAACGCCTACAACCGCCATGATAAGCGGGATATATTTGTTCTGGACAAATGTCAAACTGTTCTTGATCACATACCCTAATGCCAAGCAAATTGCTACTACAACTAATACTACATACTGAGTTAAAATTTCCATAAGTTTATCTTTACCTTTCTAATTAAATAAATTTGATTGTATTGCATAAAAAAAGAAGCCCAATAAACTTGTGGCTCCCAATCCTATCAGCCAATAAATAGCCTTAGTCTGATTCTCTAGCTTTTCACATAGGTTATCAATCTTTACATCTCTTGCCGCTTCTCGTTTTTCGAGTTCATCGATCCTACCACCATGTTTATCTAGTCGTTTTTCACAAGTACCTAGTCGTCTTTCAACCAATTCCTCATTCATGCATGATATCCATCCTTTCTTTTTCTTTAAAAAAAGAGACATTCGGCTCTATAGCTCAGGCTTTTACCGCCGTTAAAATATCGGCTTTCTCCGCATCCGTAAGTTTCGTATACGAATCGATTATCTCATCTTCGGTACCTTCACCGCCTGCAACTCTGATTTCAATCGCTCTAACAAATATTAATTGTTTCCACCTAGGCATATTTTACACCCCCATCATTTCGGCATAAGCCAAGGTTAAGGCATCTACCTTTTCTTTTAGCAGTTCTGTTTCAGATTTTGGATAATCCTCGAAAATTGCTACATTAGGTGTTTGTGCTACGTCAATACCTGTTACCATTTTACCGTTGGGTACGTCTACCCATAAAAACGGTACCCCCTGCGGTTCTCTTACGTCCCCGCTCATTTGTGAAATTATGTAGCCTGTTGTGTCATAAATTAATAATACTCTTTGCATAGTGCTTTTTCTCCTCTCTTATTCATAAGCTACCCATGTATAGTTTAGGGATGGTCTATCTACGGGGATAGTAAACCCAGTAGTTGTGGTAATAATACCCGTTGAACTTCCCTTATATATTACGGTTTTTTGCACTTGTCCCGTTGAAATATTAATGCCGAAAGACTTAACAGTTCCGGACGTTGATTGAAAACCGCCAATATCAACGATTGCGTTTCTATCAAGTACTGATGAATATTCGATATTGTTCACCACATCAATGCATTTCGCAATAATTATAGACGGCTTAAAAGTTAATCCCGATACGGTCAATAAATATGCCATTACCGACGACCCCGATGCGTTAAAAAAGTAATCTGGAGAAGCCGACCCTTCGGTAACACCACTTGCAAACCTTTTACCTGCTATCGCCGTGCCTTGCTTACCAAAAATAGCCGTTGTGTTTACTATATTAGATGGTATAAATGCGGGGTCGTTTATATAAACCCAACTAAGTCCGCCACCATCATAATATCCTCGAGGTACATGTAAGTACAATATTCCGTTTGCGCTACCGTCCAACCCATCCATTTGTGTATATCCAGTTGATTTAACGGGTATGTTGCCCTGCATACCGAATATATTAGCACTGGCTAGTATATTACCTGGAAGAAATTCCGGGTCGTCCGCGAATACACCCTGCTGTCCATTATTAATAGTTCCGTTGTAATACTTGTCTTTCGGAATATAAAAATGTGCCCTACCATCCGATGGTGCTTGACCGTCATACTTAGCACGTACCCACCCCGAATATTCGTCATTCCCGCCTATTGGCATGGTACCGTCTATCTTGACACCATTTTTATATGCGCTTGCTCCGGTTAGTAACCAACTCCCATCTGGGATAGTAGCGTCTGCGGTATCAACTACACTTGCTTTACCCGCCACGCCGAAGATATTAGCGCCCGCCTTAATGTTAGCGCCGATAAGATCAGCGTCGCCCGCTATTGTCTGTATGCCAGATAAATACTGTCCTGCAGCGATCGTTTGGTTTGCGGTTCCTGGCGTATAAGTCTGTGATGTTTTACTAGCAATTGTACCAGTAATTTTATTTCCATTCACATATGCTATCGCTCCTGATAACATTTGACCTGCTGTCGCTGTTGCATCCGATGTAAATGTTCCTAGGATGCCGCCTACTGTAACCCCTGCCTTAATTACGGAAGCAATCAATCCAGTTATTACTGCCTTCATCTTTCTAAGTCCACTATGATATCCAGCAGGAATGGTATACTCTGCCCCCTCTGCGGTTAGGTTAATTGTTTCTGCTGCTACCGGTCCATTGTTCGGCATTATTCCTATTAATCCGATATCATCATCGTTGGAAAAGATTTTACCTGCTAGTACATTGCCAACGACTGCATCACCCTCTGCACTAGCCTTGATAAAAAAATTTGTTCCGTTGTACCAGACTGTAACCGCCTTACCTGCAAGAAGTTTAGGTGATGTAGTTGTACCTGGTTTATATAGTGGCTTACCGTTTATCGTAGTGGCTGCACTGTTATTATTTCCGGCAACAACAAAAGTAACTGTAAAACCATTTACCAATGTTACATTTGTTAATGTAATGGCCGTTCCTGTTCCTCCGGCGGTCGAAATCAAATTCGCCTTGTCGGATATTTTTTTTATTTCTATATCAATGATATCAAAATTTTCATCCAAAACAGCTATATCAATGGCATCTGCTTCTTCCGGCTTATTCAAATTATAGTTTGATGTTTGTTGCATCTATTTCATCCTCCTCATAAATTTTTAGTTCTGCCCAGGTCTTTTGGTTCACATCATCCCAGGTCAATCCACTCAGCATTTTCCACACAGTGTAGGTATATTTAAAACTGTAGGCAAGATGTGCTGGTTTGATTTCTTCAATTGCATTGATGAGTCCTGCCATGTTTTGCGGGATTCCTTTAATGCCTATAAATTGTACGGCAAAGCGATATTCCTCAGGGAACTCCTGAACTACTACCTCACCCCCTGAAAAGGCAATGGCTACATTTCTTATCATTTGCTTTGACGTTGTACCCGAACCGCGTATCTTTGCAAATAATATCTCCCTGCGCCATTCGTAAGACTTGCTTCTATCCGTCGGCACTCCGTGAACTTTTTCCCATCGGTCAAGTCCCAATGTTGCTGTAGAAACAAAACATTGGTTCAGCAGATCTTTGACATTATAAACAACTCTTCCTGTTTCGTAGCCTAATATTTTCTGCAATTCTTCCATCTCTTTTACACCCTCGAATATAGTGGGAAGGTATTGCATCAGCTCTATAAAATACTCTTGTGGATCAATTTCACCTTGTCCGTTTGTTCCGAATTTGGCTTGTCCGTATAAATAATCTCCGTACATTCTAAACCCCCTTTGCCTGTCCCCAAGTAATCGGACCTACTACACTTTTAGCAACGTCTACAATACCGTCATTGTCGGTGTCATAAATACTTTTTAGCATATCTCCAACCGTTTGTGCAGCAACAAGTAGTTCGTTACCGGAGGCAGTACCAACATACAGTTTCTTGGTATCGGTGCAGTATCCCAATTCTCCGGTATTAAGGGTGCCTATGTTCATTTCAAGTCCACGATATATCTGTATCAACATTTTTCTTGCCATAGGTTGCCCTCCTAAAACGTGCCTCCATCGATTGCTCCGACCGTTAATTTATTTCCTGTCCCATAAATAACACTCACGCCATCAATGTCTGCTTCGATTCCTGTGCTATTTACCACAATGCCCTTTCCTGGTTTTGCAGATACAGAATCTGTGCCTACAGCAATTCCGTTACCGGCAGCAACGTTTAAAGTAACAGTATCTGCTTGTCCTCCGCCAGTAAGACCGTTTCCTGCCGAGACGGTTTGCAAGGCTCCTCCGGTACGCACCCAGGCTGATCCGTTCCAAGAATATACTTTTTGCTCATCATCTACGTAACATGTCCATCCTATTTGAGGGATATACAACTCCCAGACTGACCCGTTCCATTCGGCAATCTTACTGGTTTGACCGGTCCATGCTCCTGTAGCGCTAGCAGGAATAATATATCTGTCACTATTCGCCGGCGATCCAGGAGGGGATGTTAGGTTTTGATCTTTTACTGATGCCTGTGGCTCTATATTACGTTTAGCAAGCTCGATTTCATTCTGGACCTTCTGAGCACTCCATAAATCGGTGACTGCATTTCCTGAGTCGTTAATCAACCTATGCTTCGTAACATCATCAATATGGTTTTTTATTTCAGCTGCTGTCTTTACATTAGTACCGTCAGATACCTTATTCACCTGTCCATTGGTTACGTCAGACTTCTTAACTTTTGCATAGGTTGTGCCGTCTACTATATCGTCTAAAGTACCAGACATTTCACTGAGCTTTTGTGCATTTAGTCTCACCCATACTGTTCCGGAATCAAAATACAGATACCCCATATTGTTTCCGGAAGTGATAAAGTAAAGTCTCCCTTGATTCCCTGCATTCGGTCTGGCAGCTTCTGTGCCACTCATTGCACGTCCGACAAAATGATTGCCTGTACTGTCCCCGATGTAAACCTCCTTTGTATCTGTGCAAAAGCCCATTTCACCACTTTGTAGAGATGCAGCTGTCAGGCTTGCTTTTAATCCTTGATAAATTGTTATAAGCTGTTTTCTTGCCATCCTGTTCCTCCTTTCTAAAATGTTCCTCCGTTAATGTAGCCGACTGTTTTGTACTGTTCGAAGTCGACCCTGATTGTTTCTGCCGTCTCCTGCAGTAAATTGATGTCCTCTGCTTCTACGGTATCCCCAGGTGTTTCATAGGTAACATACACCTTCTCCACATCAGTAAAGAGTTTTATATATTTTTTCCAAGGCATATCACCCGGTATGGATACAACGATATTGATAATTTCTTCGCCGGTAAGACTAGGCCCAGTGAATGCCTTTATTGTCCCGCTCGCTATATTGTCATGAGCAAGGTACCCTTCGTATTTACCAGCTATAATCAACAGCTCTTCCTCTACTACATAAACGCTGCCATCCTGCTTCCTATTCAATTTTTCCGTAAACATATCATCCCCCCAATTCTACCGTACCAAGTACAGGCATTTCCTCGTCGGCAACCGGGATATTAACAGTCATGCCGTTAAGCTGCAGTTCGCTGTAATCCAACACACCATCTATGCCTAACAATATTGTCCCCGCCTTTGCATAACTGACATAAGGGAGGGAAAATGTAATGCTTTTAAAGTATTCCGTCATGGCCTCTGCAAAGGTATTAATGACCTCATGCAGACTATATCCAGGAGCCAGGATAAGTGTGGCCGACGCATTAATTATCTTAGCTTCTCCTGATTCAACTGTTACGGCAGCTCCGATAGGCCGAACCTCTTCGATATATACTTCTGTCTCCGCAACAAGATCAGTACCTGCTGGTTGCTTATCACTGTCTACAATTACTACTTTTACGGTGCCCGGGCCATTCCAGAGCGGGAATATCTTTGCATCGCCTACCCCTGTAACTTCTAGTGCCCACTGTCTGTAATGATAGGCATTTCCGCTCGTGGAAGGTAATTGTATTTTGGTAAAGTATCTCGTCCGCAGGTTATCATCGGTTTCCTCATCTTCTCCAGTAATCAAAATATCTTCCAGTGTAGCTGTTACTCCAGATACATTATCAATATTTTCAAGGATGCCCGAATACTGATTACCAACCTCACCTAATTGCTCACAGATAGCCTTATACTGATTAGAGTTAATTAATTCTGTAATTATGTACGAAGTATCGTCTAAGCTCCATCTGGTGCCAGCAGCAACCGGTCCGGAAGTAGTTATTTTTCTTACGGAATATGTGGAAGGCTTCCTGGTAATCCCGTAGTTAGCAACAACCCTATCAAGATATTCACCAACTGCTGTATCTCCGTTTACTAGGTCGATAAACGCATCTAAATGGAAATAATTCTGTGCTAGCTGATAAGCCGTAGGGGCTAGGGCATCATAGATTACAGAGCCCTCTCGTTTATCAACATCGGATGTTACCCGACTAAGCATATCCTTTAAAATATTCTCATAAGTCATGTTCTCAAACATTACGCACTCACCTCCTTTGCCATATTAGTAATACCATAGATGCTAATCACATCGAAGGTACATAGGATCGAATCCCCTTTAATTATAAAATTAAAATTATCAACATTATTGATACGTTCATCCTGTAGCAGACATTCTTTTATCCTTCGCATTAATTCCATTTGAACATATAGCTTGTCTTTGCCGATTAAGCTTTCCAGTTCTATTCCGTAGGAAAAACTATAAATCGGATATTCATACTTTTCTGTGTTTAGCCTCTTATCAATCGCTTGCTGCAAAGCCTCTGATCCATCGATATAGCCTTGAATTTTATGCTCAGATATTTTATATGTCTTCGAGGGTTCTGATGTATCCGATGTTGTTAGTGTTACATCAATACTTGCATTCGGTATCATATTTTCACATCCTCCACTTTGTATTCATATACTTGTCCATTCATAGATAGTATTAGGGTAGACGCTTTTGTTATAAAGGCTTTGTCGATAATCTCTATAATATAGAATTCTCTTCCACCATGATTTCTAATGAAACGAACCTTGTCGCCAAGGACACTGCATTCTTTAAGATTACCAATAATTAGTTCATTCGGTATCGTAAGCTTCTCATTTACCATAATTCCACTATCTACTATTGTTCCGATCATTAAGGTACATAATTTTGCATTATTCAAATAATTTTGTACAATCTCTTTAATTTCATTGATCAAAGCATCGCCTCCACTTCCATTGTATGGATCGGAATGAAATTATGAGAAACCGATCGTACAATAAGTCTTTGGTTGTATTCAATATCCTCAATTCTTCCAAAGAAGCTGGCCCCTGCCCTAATCCGGGTGTCCCCAAGGCAGGTTAAAGATAACGTTTCCACTTCTCTGTTATACAACTTCAACAGTATTTCAGCCTTTGATTTTGCTTGAGAAGCATTTGCATTATCTAAAGTTTCATAATATTGAAGTAATCCATACTTTGAAACAGCCTCGATATCATTTTTTACTATGAATGGATCCTTTGTGCTGGTATCTCCCTTTAATCGTATCTTGATCTGATTGTAAAACCCATCATCGATGGATTTATCATAGCTGTAATCATATACCAGGCTATTATCACCAAGAATTAAATTAAGGTGCAAATCAGCCAAACTTCGAATACAGATCGAACCGAATTCATCTCTTAGCAAATACCATTCCCCTTTGTTTGTAAGGGTGTCACCAATGCCATTATATATAATATCCAGCCAAGTATTATCATCCTTAACATCAGTTTTTAGTGTATATTTCGTATCTGCAATCGTTCCTTTCTTTAGATGAAAATAATTGCACATACGATTTGTCAATGTTGTTACCGTATCATTCAAGATAACAATCGTATCCTTGGCTTTACAATATCGTAACTGATCATAAGCCGTTACTGAAATTTCATTTCCTTTATCTCTACTTACCTTAAAAACATATCCATAAAAAATATTTGCTGAGTTATACCGAAAGCTTATAACACTTCCATTTGTTATATTTAAATCCTTATTGATATACGAAAATTCCAATTTGCTGCATCCATCATTGAAGGAATCTTTGAAGGATACTTTACTAACCAGTTGGCTAATCTCATATACCTTTCCATCAACCTTAACCAAGAATTGCATCATGAAGGAATCACCAACTTCTGACCCGCATAAATTAATGACGGATTTTTAATGATATCTTTATTGGCATTATATATTTTTGTATACCTTGATCCATCACTGTAATATTTTTTAGCAATTGACCATAAAGTATCTCCTGATTTTATAACATAATAGCCTTTATTCTTGGGATTCTTTGCATCTTTCTTAGATTTCGCAGCTTTACCCTTTGTTACATCTACTTCGAGCAGTCCTTCCTGTTTATCATGTTCCTTATATTCAATCAGCTTAAAAGAAACATATTTATCTCTCTCTTCTCCTGCTTTTTCTGTAATCGTTAAGCTTTCAATTAAGACAAGTGTATTGATAATATCACTTTCCATTGAAGCTTCACTCGTAGCCTTTCCTGCCAAAAACCTAATCGGAGCAAGCTCCTCTCTCCAGGATTTAAATAGGTTCAAATAATATTCTGCAGCTTTAAAACCATTTAATGTTTCCACATAGTTGAGACTCTCGTGGGGGAATTCTGTTTCAAAACTATATTCCTTTAATTCCATATGAGTTGGAACTGCAATCTGCCCCAGTTTCAAAATCTCATATTTTTCAATTGCTTGTGATGAGCTCACTTCCAATACCTCGGGATTAACCGGCAGCCGATAGGTAACGTTATCCTTGTCAAAAAAGATTGCATAATCACTCATTAATATACCCCCTCTGGCGCTACAGCAATTTGTTCTCTTAAAATTGTTCGTATTCTGCCAAACATCTGGTCAACATCAGCGGTCTCATGAACATCACCAAAGCTTACGGATATATTTGGCGCAAGTGTATTGGTAGCAACATTGGCAATGTAGTCCCTTTCTGCCATATCCCGGAGATATCCCAGATCCTCATCCTCCATGTCTACTTCTACTGCGCTATTTGGACCAGTGCCTTCTACCGGAATCGGGTCGTTGCTTGAATCAAGATCAATAGATGTATCAAATTTGCTATAATCATATCCTGAATCAGATGCAGACAAAGAAGTAAAAACGCCATTAATTCCATTAAAAGCTTCTTTTCCCTTATCTCTTCCCGAATTAAATGATTTATCGTATTCCATCCTACTCAGTCCGAAATCTTCTACACTTAAATTCATATTATCCATTACATTTTGGTAATTCTCATTTGGTGCATATACTTCAACTGCTGCATCTGCCATACCTTTTATACCGGAGCGCCATCCTGAAACGGTATCCGCCATCTTCGTTCCAAACACTAGGTCAAGAGCTGATGCAATCGATTCAATAATTCCCAAAACATTATCAGCCATACTTTGAAACAAATAGATAATTGATGAAATTGGATTTGTGAATAAATTCCCAATAAAATTAGCCAAATCTATAAATGGATTAATTAGGTAACTAATAATACCTAACACAAATCCAAATAAGCCTAAAAACAAATTCCATATTCCTGCAATTGCAACACCAACCACTCCTCCGATAAATCCAAAAATGTCTTCAAAGGACACCCCTAAGGATTGTAGTATATAGATTACTGCCGCTATAATAGCTATAATTAATAATATTGGTGCTATCACTGCCATTTCAGCAGCTGCTGCCTGCATAAACCCAATAACCGCAACTGCACCTATGTAAGCAAGATATATAGCTGCTGCAATTAATATAGGCTGTATAATTGACCAATTATCTATAATAAAGCCGATTAATGAGGTTATTGTCGATGAAACTAAGCCAAATAACGAAATAATTCCATTAATAGCCGCCTGAATCCCCGGACTATTTATAACGTCACTTACTAATTGCATCAAAGGATTTAAGGCATTCATTGCACTATTTTTAACTTTTGTGAATATCTCTGCAAAGGTTTTGGGTTGATCAGCGAAGCCTTGATTTATTTCATCACTTGCACCAAACATGGATTTCTTCAGCAAATCTGCCGTAATCATTCCCTGATCTGCCATTTCTTGCAGTTGCTCACTTGATTTACCAGTACTATTTGATAAAGCATCTCCAATCAGCGGAGCACTTGTGATAAGTGAACTGAATTCATCCCCTTGAATAACTCCATCCGACATTGATCCTGCTACATCAGTAATACTTTGATCCGAACCCTCTACTTTTAATGTTTTCTGCATTAATTCCGTAAATGCTATAGTCTCATCATTTGATCCAAAAGTATCCAACGAACCTATATCAGACACTACATCGGCCATATCACTATAAGAAGCGCTTGATCTAGTAGCTGCTGCATTGACTTTATTTTGTAATTCCATCTGACTTTGCAGTCCGTCATTTACACTTGCTAATCCATTACTCGTATTAATATACTGATCAACCATATCCATTCCCTTGGATATGTTATCAAAACTTAAGGCTGATTTAACTAACTTTCCTAATCCGGAACTTGCTTTTTCCGAATTAGCACCTGTTGCATCAAGCTTATCATTCATTTGATCAACTGAATTACCCATATTAATAAATAGATTATTCGTTGTAGATAAATCCGTATTGTTTGTTGTGAATTGATTATAATTTTTTGTACATGAATTAATAACAGATGACAATTTAGTAACACTTTTAATATTATTATTTATTTCTGTTTTGGCCATCGATAAACCAGTCAGTTGCTCGATATTAACATCTATATTAGCCATTACCTCCTTCTACCTCCTTTCATTTTTGCTTTATTTGATGCCTTTTTTTCTTCTTCTGCCCTTAATTGGATGCTGGCATAAATAAAAGCCCTTTCCCTGTCGTCCATTGTATCTAGAGCGGACGGCAGGATATGGAGCTTCTGTAAGGCAAAGTGAGTCAGATTCATCTCAGCATCACCTTGCCTTATTAGTTTTTTGCTTCTTCAATATCCTCATTAATATTCTTATCAAGGCCACTGATCTCTTGAACTGCCTGCGCTAGCTCCGCATATTCACCAACGTAAAGCATCTTTTGAAGTAAGGTTGATTCACCAAGTACTCCATAAGCCTTTTGTAATTCCGCGTTTGCAAGATCAGGAAATACAACGGCACTTGCTGTCATCGCCTGTACATATTCGGCACGATCAAAGGTATCATTACCCTTTTTATCCTTCTTTGTGTACTTCTTAATTAAGTACTTGTTTTCTTCTTGGGTAATAGGACGGATGATAAAAGGAATCGGTTTCCCATCCTCAATAAATCTTTTTGAAACTATAACCTCTTTATTCTCTACTTGAATTGGATGCAAAAATGCATTTAATGATCCCATACTTTTCCTCCTTTAAAAAGGGAGCACTAGGCTCCCTTTATGTATTATATTGATTTAATATATTCCGGTAAAACAAACGAATTCTCTCTGTCAATCCCATCAAAGGTGAAATCACTGTCAAATGTTACCGGATCATCTGATTCCTCAAGTGCTGCAACCGGAATCGTATTAAAAATAACATTACTCAATTTTACTTTCTGTTCTCCTACGGAAGATTGCGGATCATTATTTGTAACCAACAAGGTAATATTACCCCGCGTTCCGTTCTTAATATAATTAATGGTCTGGTTTAATTGCTCACTGTTCATAAAATATAAAGTGGCTGATCCGGAACCTGTCACACCTGTTACCTTGTGCTGTGTCATTCTGCTTCCAAGCATTCTTCTTTCCTGAACTACTAAATCAAGCTGTGCTCTTAAACTGGAAATCTCGAATAATTCTCTGGTTACACCATCCAGCGTTATGTACGCTGTTCCCTCTTGAGCAGATATGGTATCTGCTAATTTTGTATACGCCATGTTCTATTCCCTCCTCTTATTTAAGCCAAATTGATGGTGATATAGATTTTTTCTACACTGTCTACTGGCTGAATGTAGCAATCAATAACAACAGCATCACTACTGCTTCCTGCTGTTACTGTAACATCTTCTGTATTGAAATTTTGGATCGCTGATAGCATTTGCAGTTCATTGAAATAATCAATTAAGTATGAGCGGAGAATAGATCTTCCATCTGCATTATTATTTACTTTACCAATAAAGTTTGATTCAAATATTGCAACAATATCGTTATTAATCCCATCAAGGGTACGTATCACTCTGTTCTTTTTGAATACTTCACCCTTATCAACGGTCGTAGTAATTAATGAGTTAATATCATATACCGCACTAACATTCTGAGCACTATCCACTTTAAAAATAAAGTTTCCTGCGGTAATCGCAGTTTCCATTTCTGACTTCGTCATCCTGGGTGAAACATCAACAGCATCCGGATAGATTTTGCCGGTATTTGACTGATAGATATTTGCCCCTGCTGTAACGCCTGCCACCCATGCAGTGGCCTGAGCTGCAGTCAATACAACTCCATTTGATAATACAACACCATTGGTTACATTAATAACGCTTTCCTTGTCAGCGGCATTATTAGCCAATACAACCTGCGCTTTAATTCCCTCCTCTTTGCGGAGATCTTCCATCCATGTGACGATGCTTAATTTATTTGTTACAAATTCAGATCCGTCGTATGGATAACACAGTGTATTAAACTGTATTGTTTTTAGGGCCTCCAATGCTGTCGTTATCACTGCTGCAGTATGGCTGGTTCCCAGATTATATACTACTACCGTCTTAGCTCCTTTTAGTACTTCGTTAACGAGCAGCTTGTCTGCTGCCGATACACCGGTTGGATAATTATTTGTCTTCGCGGTTATCGTGTACATCTCTCCGGCGGTTCCAACGCTCATTTCCTGTAATAATACTGCCACACCTCTATCCCCCGGTGTAATAGATAAGGGAGTATTGGTAAGAAAATTAACGTATGCTCCTGGTAAAATTTTATTTTGACTGGTCCATGTTCCTGACATGATAGCCCTCCTTTATAATATTGTATTAATATGTTGCTGCTGCATAGGGATTACTTCATCCCCTTCCGTCATTTCTGTATAACGGATATCAAAGGTAACATGCAGCACATTATTTATAATTTTTGCATTTTTATTAATTACGTGGAATTTGTCTAGCAAATCAAATGTCCGGAGTAAATTAAGTTGCACTCTGAGACAATCCGTCCTAAGCTCAGAGCTATTACTGTAATAAGCCAAATCAAATGAGAGTAAACTTGTATAATGATTATTCCTGCGCCTGTTATAATTTTGGTTCACCAATGTTAAATAGAATGACGGTTTACTGAAGCTCTCAGGGATTTCCTCATCATATATCGTATAACCCGTAGGGTAGAGCTCCTGAAGCTTAATTATAATTGACTGTTTTGCATCACTTATCATGCTGCATATTTCTCCTTTCCGTATACTCTTGCAATTCCATCTCTGAATTTCCTTCATCCTGGTTGATAATATTATCTAGTATCAATGCTTTCATTACCAATCTCGTATCTTGTAATATGGCAGGACAATCTTCCTTGCATGTTTCTTGGAGTTTAAATAACTCTTTATAAGTATCTTTAAAAGCTGCCAGCTGTTCATCAATACCTTTCACAATTCCATTGGAATTGATTGATAATTTTGTTTTATCAAATTTATCAATCAGAAGCTCTGGATATTTCATCTCCGAAAGCTCTTTTTGAATCGCCACGGTGATGATCATATCGGCGATTTTGAAATCATATTCTTTTTTAAGATCAGCAATTCCTTTGTCTCTGGCTTCCATGGAGATAAGAAGTTTCTCATTTTCTTTGAGCTTGCTTTTAAGGTCCGCTATGTTACAGACTGCCTGATCAAGTTTACTTTTTATTTCATCCCTTTTTTGTCTGAGTTTATGATATCGTTCTTCTATCTTCTCTTCTTTTGTAAAGAAGATTCTGTTTCTTTCCATTTCTTTCATAATTGCTGAACATTGCTCTTTTGATAAACCCTGTACTGATAAAATATCTAAAAAAGTCATTATTCCCACCTTCCACTGCCAACAGCGGCATAATCCTATATCTACGGTTTTATACGAGTATTCCATCTCTTGATATGGTCCTTATCCTTGTTCTTTAACGTCTGCAATTCAGAAAAAGACCTGCGGTTACTTTTATATTTTATATAAACTCCCAGTTTACTAAGAAGCTTGTCCTTCTTATTTCGAAAGAACTTATTTACCTGGGAATAAATTTATGCCTTAGCACCTGCATACTTTTCGAAATATACCTAAATCCCTATTTGTAATCTACTCCCCACCCACTGAATATCATATGATTACTTTGCCCCGTGTCTTTGACACTACCTATGTTTCTATATAATTGCACCTTGTTGTTCTCATTCAAGCCGATTAGAAAAAGCATCCCTAAGGATGCTTTTTCAGAAACAGATAAACTTGATTTAAATTTATACCTGACGGATAAAACTATTTTTGTAACATTGCTTATTACCTTACAGTTTTTCATAATACAATTATAACATCATAAATTGTGAATTGTGTGAAGGCTTATGTTATTTTAAACAACTTTGTATTATGTTCATTCACCGTGTGTCTGGATGACAGGAACATTAAAGCTCCTGTAATATATTTTGCTCCCTTTTACTAAAAGGAGCATCCCGGAGGATGCTCAGAAGTAAGAAGCAGAAATACTGTTGTGTATATCAGTAATCAATCTACTTTACAGCCTTCCACAATATCTATTATAACATCTTAAATTGTGATTTGTGTGTAAGCTCAATTGTAAGATCATCTAGTAACTTTCCGCTCAAACAAAAAGCACTCCATTGAGTGCTTTCCTAATGTACTATAAAGATTAACTTCTCTTTCCCCAATATTACAGTGCTATCTATATGTAAGTTTATTGTCAATACACATCCTTCCATAATGTTATTATAGCATCTTGTTATGCAAAGGAATGTTCTTCTTTTCAAGCCGCTTTGACATATTTCGTAATTCTTTTTGATACGCCGCTACGGTCCATATGTAACTTCTGTCCAATGTCTTCTTGTGATAAACCATCTATGAAGCGAAATATAAATATCTGCCTGATTTCACTATCTGAGATCGTATAAATATAATCATGAATCCTGCATTCCATCTCGATCAATTCAGTTAGTTTGTTATTACGTTTTCGTTGCAATTCTTTGATCCACTTCTGTCTTCTTTCGTACTCTTCCTGATCGATTCCTCTAACATAGAAGTGTTGTTCAATATATGGAAAGTTCTTCGATGATCCCTTTACTCTATCTGAAGTTAACTGAACCGCCATTTGCTCCAATTGCTTTATTCGAAAACTCAAATCTTCTATTTCATTTTTTATAGCTCTATATTGATTAAGTTCATTTTCTGTCATTAAACTCATCCTCCCTCTTTATATAAGTATATTCATAAATACCTTCTATTTGTTTCTATTGATTGATCCTATGATTTCCTACTTTATTACCTGCTTGTCCACTTTTCTTAACCATCAATTTTTCTTATCTTCCCTATATATTTCCTCAGCATATAAAGCTTTGGTAACCTGCTCACTTATCCGTTTCAGTATTATATCAACATCCTCCGGTTTACAGCAGTTGTCATCCCTGATGATGATATGAGTTGCACTAATATAATAATCTCTGATCGTTGCCAAGACTGTATCACCTCATTATAAAGTATGCATTATGGGTTGTACTTCTTACCATAAAATTTAAAGATTGACATCTATTTACATAAGTGATACAATAATTACGAACACTTGTTTGTATCGGCGCATTTATAAAACAATTCCTCAAGTGTTGCCTGAGGCGCTACAATATTTCTAATTTGTATAACCTCTGGCCAACTAAATTCAGTTTTACCATTCATTTTATTACGAAGCGTTTTTTCAGTAACCCCTATACGAATTGCTAATTTAGATATTTTTATATTAGCTCTTGCTATTTCACTTTGTAAATTAATATACATATTGATACCTCCTACGAATTCTCCTTTGACGGATATTATATAACAATATTATCACCGTTAACGGATATTGTCAACAGTAGATGCACTGATTATTTCCGTCAAATACTATTTTTGTGAGTTTTGACGGTAAATTTTTATTGACTTTATCCGTTAACGGTGATATAGTGAGTTTTAGTAGAGGAGGTTTTTTGAATGGGTCTTGAAAAAATAGCTGAATTAAAAAAGAAAATGGGTTTAACAAACGATGAATTATCCAGATTGTCAGGCGTACCGAAAGGAACCATTGACAAAATATTAAGTGGCGTAACGAAAGACCCTAAGCTAGAAACACTAAAAGCCATCGCAAGAGTCTTAAGGTGTACTTTGGATGATTTTGACGATTCCGAGGGTAAGCCAAAACAGATTGAACCGACCTACGAAGATTTACAATACTTGATTGCCAGAAACGGGAAAATTCTCTCCACTGAGGAGAAAATGAAACTTATTAAAATGCTATCTGAATTATAACAAAGGAATATAGTATGAATTACGAATCTATAAGGTTTGCTACTTTAAATGTATATACTGAATGCAATATACATTCTTTTCCAATAAATTGTTTAGAAATTTTAAAGCATTATAATTTAAGTGCACATTCTTATTCTTCATTAAGTAATGAATTACGTAATTATTGTATGAGTTACAGTGACGATGCTTTAAATTATAAAGATAAGATTTGCTATAATGATAAAAAACCCTTCGGTCGCATTTGCTTTTCGCTAATGCATGAATTAGGACATATCATACTCCATCATAATGAAACTCATAACCCAAAAACAGAGCAGGAAGCTAATATTTTTGCCAGTAACATATTAGCGCCCAGAATAGCAATACATTATTCCAATTGTAAAAATCAGACCGATGTTGCCAAACTATTTGGATTAACTAATGAAGCCGCTCAATATGCTTATGATGATTATCGACGTTGGTATCATAAAACCGTGTATCAGAAGATGAATTCCTTTGATACATCGATATACAAACATTTTTATAGTGAGAACTATAATAAATTTGTATATAGTATTAAACCATGTATTTATTGCGGTCAAGATATCCTTAATTCCTCGGAATACATTTGTGATAAATGCAGTTCTCTTGAGCATATGTATCAGATGAAATATGAACCAGATATCCAATTACTTATTGCTGAAAACCAATGGTTATATGGCGGAATATAAATGCTATATAGCTTCATACTAACAAGATAATTCTATTGCATACAAACATAATCCAATATAATCATGTGTTACATTTACTATATACGATCTTCAAAGCATTTTTCAGCTCCTACAAAATATACTTAAGTAGGAGCTGATTTTATGAAACAATATGTAATCTATCTGAGAAAGTCTCGTACTGATGCAGAAGCTGAAGCACGAGGAGAGGGAGAAACACTTTCCCGCCATGAGAAAACATTAACTGAATTAGCAAAAAATCTTCAATCAAATGTAACAGAAATTTACCGTGAAGTAGTTTCCGGCGAAACAATATCAGCCCGTCCAATGATGCAAAAGCTTCTCTCAGAAGTTGAAAAGGGCATTTGGGACGGTGTTTTTGTAATGGAAATTGAACGTCTTGCTCGTGGTGATACAATTGACCAAGGTATTGTGGCGCAAACTTTCAAGTATACAGGTACACAAATCATAACACCTACAAAGATCTATGATCCTAACAATGCGTATGATGAAGAATATTTTGAATTTGGCTTATTCATGTCCAGAAGAGAATATAAAGCGATTAATCGCCGCCTGCAAAGTGGCCGGCTAGCGTCCGTCCGAGAAGGAAAATATGTTGCCAATCAGCCACCTTATGGCTATATTCGTAAGAAGCTAGTTAAAGATAAGGGTTATACTTTAGAGATTCTTCCAGATCAAGCCGATGTTATAAGAATGATTTTTGAGTGGTATACCCAAGGGGAAATAAATAGTAATGGTTCCTACCGTAAGCTTGGTATATCCTTAATTGCACAAAGACTCAACAAATTAAATATCAAACCACAGAGAACCGATACTTGGTCTGTTTCCAGTATAAGAGATATTTTGATTAACCCTGTCTACATTGGTAAAATCCGTTGGAACTGGCGCCCATCCTCAAAAAGAATGGTAGGAGGAAAGCTCATAAAAGAACGCCCCAGATCAGATAAATTTATACTTGTAGATGGTTTGCATGAAGGCCTCATATCTGAAGACACCTTCTATCTAGCTCAACGGTTACTTAACAATAATAAACAGCAACCCATAGGAGTTAAAAACATAATTCGAAACCCTCTCTCCGGCATTGTAGTCTGTGGATTATGTGGAAAGCGAATGGTCCGTAGGCCATATAGCGAAAAAACAAAATATGATACACTTATGTGTCCGAATGCTCAATGTCCAAATGTAAGTTCTAGGCTAAGCAGTATTGAAGATGCAATTTTAAATGCGCTTGAACAATGGTTGTCCGGATATCAGTTTCGCATTGGTGAAAACAACATTATGCAAAATTCTAATATAATCAATATAATAGAAAAAAAGATGCTACAAATTGATTCCGATTCATTTGATTTGCAAAAACAATTGAATACAATATATGAATTGCTTGAGAATGGTATTTATACTAATGACCAATTTATAGAGCGGTCCTATCTTATCTCTTGTCGTATTAAAGAGAACCAAATAAGAAAAGAATCATTAGCTAAGGAATATGAATTTTCATACTCAATATCAATCCCCAGAACGAATATTCCTTCAAAAACAGAGTATATCCAAAATATTTATCATATGTTACCCACTGCTCAAGCAAAAAATGATCTTCTGAAAGATATATTAGAAAAGGTTTCCTACATAAAGGAACATTCCGCACGATATAAGGGTATTGATCCCAATGATTTTACAATTATATTGTACCCCACCCTTCCATGTAAGTAG